AAAGGTTTGCTTGAACTTATTATACTCTTCCATTGTGTCGAAAGACTTTGCTAAAGAGAAAACAGCGTTCTGGTTACAAGGAACCGTTACCACTGACACCTCAAAAAGTTCTGCATCTTTGATCCTATATCCATCGGTTTCAGTCATATATTCAGCATCCTTGACTTTGAAACCGACAGAAAAAGCTCCAAGGACGCCGTCTTTAATAAGATCCTTAATTTCACCCGCAGATTTTGAAATGCGAGCGGTTAAATCCAAACCATCTTCAGTTACGCTAACATCTTTAGCGCGACCAATAGGACGATTGTAGTCATGGTTAAAAAGAATAACAGGATTATTTTTAAAGTTTTCTAACCCTCCATTCTTGATCCATGCACTAGGCTCAATAATATCTCCAGCTCTGTCAAGTGCATTTGTACTGGCAGAACCTTTAATATCAAGACCTCCATCGTCCGACTCTCCTAGGGACTTGAAAGTACTAGTCCAGTGAAAGATTTTTTCCATTTAGTCCTCCTTTGCAGGGGCTTTTGGCTTAGGGGCCGGAGCAGGCTTTGGCGTAGGCTTAGGTGCAGCCTTAGGAGCCGGAGCTGCTTTTTTTACTTGAACGGGATACCACTTATTCATATTAGAAAGAACCCTAGTCCAAGTCCCAAAAGCTCGTCTGAGATACATGTCCTTTACAGGTGCGTCAGCACAAGCTTTATAATCTGCGAGAGACATAGTCTCAACGCCTTTGCTGCCTAACCACTCTGACAAAGCCTTTAGCATCATATTTCTTGTCATTATTGTCCCTCACTCGGCGGGGCTTCTTGTGGTCGCCCGCCCTCTTCTGGATTTGCGGCTGAACCTGCAATATTTGCAGGAACTCGCGGTGTATCAAATCCCTCGATCTTCTCAAATCTTAACGCCTCCCTTGCCTCATTCGGTGTTAAAATACCAGTATTCACTAGGGTGGCATAGTATGCGGCTTCATCTCTTAATTCCGGTTGTAGTGCTGGAATACCTGTAACAACAGGATTGAGTCTAAAGCCAAAGTATCTTTCCAGTGCGCTTATCATCTTTTGTACGATGGGAAGAACAGTCTCAAGATAGTATAGTCGATGGTTTGGACGAATATTAGCATTATTACCGCCGTCCATCAAAATGGGTGGAATACCCATGGCTTCAAGAATAATTCTCTCATTCGATTGAATACCTTCTTGAAAATCCAATTCTTTAAAATTAACTTCCGTTAAATTTTCAACTTCCAATCCACCATCTAGGAATAACGGCCTACGACCTCCAGATTGTGGGTTATACCTCGCTACCCAAGCGGCCAACATCCTCTCTTTGATTTTTTCGCTGAGAGTATTAGGGGATTTAAGTACAAGGCCAGGAACCGCTCCATTCTTGAAGAAGTTATCCTGGAAGTTTCTCATGCTCCCCAATAGCTGCATAGTACGATATGCAGGCTTTAATCGTGGTACACCTCTGAAAATAGAATCAAAGGAGTTTTCCTTAATATGAATAATCTCGTTAGGAGAATAATCTATCGAATGGTCGTAACTATACTTGTTAATATAAGTTCTTTCGTCTGTCTCTATAGTTACTTTATCTGCGGGAAGGTGATATAAGTGTGCTCCGTCGTAGTAGATAAAAATATTGCCATCCAGTAGAAGATCAATAATTAAGTTTCTTTTAAAAGCACTAACATCTTGGAACGGGTTAGGTTCTTGATTTAACAAAAGATCTAATCTGGTTCTTCTAATATTTTTAATGATATTAGTAGTTCCCTGAAGTTGCTCTCCAACCTCGAAGGGAATCTCACTCACATCATCAACAATCATATTCACAGCTCGGTTTACAACCTCAAGCTGCTCATAAGCATTTCTATAATTAATTGGAACTTCTCGAGTCTCTACGAAAAGCCCTTCATTTCTGGCAATTATATACTGCGAAGGATTTAGTTTCTCCTCGTCAGCTTCCTCAACTTTTTTCTGTTGCCAAAAATTATACCAAGCCATGTTTCTCTCTTTGTCTTTCGACCCAGCGCTGCTGCTTTTTTGCAGTCACGAGTTTAGGTCGCTTGCCGTAAATTGAATGTAACTTCAGATGATGCTCATGGCAAAGTGTAACAGCTTCATCATAGACTTCGACGGTGTGCTCACTAATGAACCTCTCTCGAAGCCCGAGAATTTCTTCTTCACTTGTTATTTGAATTTTCTGAATGCGTAACCAAGTCTCTAGTAATTCCGTCAATCCATTAAAATGATGAAAGTCTAAATTTTCTGTGGAATCACAAATGTAACAACAAGTCCCTTTCTTATATTGGGACTTGGCTTTGTCTCGCACGTATTTAACAAGATCTCGTTTTAAAGTCATAAATATACTCTATTCTTTCAATTATACAAATTTTTAGGTAGCTTGTCAAGAACTATTTTTTGGAGCTATCGTTAAAACGTGCTCGCTGAAGTTTCAAATGAGTAAAGAGCATACCTGATAGCATCTGCCATATGAGGTGCATAATTATGTTTTGGTTTCTCTTTAAGTAGGTTGGGGTTAGGATCCCATTGATACTGGTCAAGGGACGCGAGGGCTTCTTTGCAGCCTTGGTGTACTATAAGAGTATCGTTTTCTACAATTCCGGCTACATGACCGATACCATCAAGTACAGATTTTTTTGCATTGATAGTACTAATGTCATAATTTTGTGCAAAGTCAAATCGAGTCTGCTGAGCAGCAGAGTCGATATAAATATAATCAATATCCCACTTTTCAATCATCTTACGAATTTGAGTAGCGTGCTGCTCTGTAGTTTTCTCAGAGTCAAAGTATTCATCCAATAGATAAAACTTTGAGGTCTCCCAGTCGTATGCAATTACGCAGAACGCCGTAGGATCTTTGTATCCTACGTCCATTCCTGCAATTACATCCATCCTGCGAGTATCTAGCTCGCTCAAATCTTGTACACAGCTTTCATGATTGAATGCCCAGATCTGGCCTTCAAAGACATTAAAGTCTGCCATGTACTCCTGATTAAATTCTGCCTCAGACATGGTTTTGCGAGCTTCTGCAATATCTTCATCAGAGATTCGAGGATTTTCGTGATAAGTAGCCTTTATACTTGCCCACTCCGCAAACTCGTCTGAGAAGCCCCTGTAGAAAAACTCTGAGAACCAGTTATTTCTTCCTCGGGGAGTAGAAATAAAAATTGCTTTGGAGTTCTCTTTATCTAGCGTCGGTCGAAGCGCCACATTGAAGGCGTCTCGTCCATCAACAAGTGCTGCCTCATCGAATATGATGAGATCGTAGGATCGTCCAACGACTGAATCCACTTGATTAACCGATCCCATACGTATTGTTGAATGGTTTGAAAGTTCAATAACTTTATCTTTTGCATTGTCTCGAATTACCTCCAAATCAAAGTGCTTGATCAAATTTCTCTGAAGATCAAAGGAGATCTGAGAAAGTGAGTAATTAGGTGACATGAGTAGTACATTACTATGAGGTACTAAACAAATCAGCTGTCCGATAACATTTGCGATGTATGTCTTTCCTTGACGTCGAGAAACGGCAGCAGAGACAAAACGATACTTTGGATTATTGATTGCATTGATAATTGCAGTCTGTGTGGAATTAGGTTGAATTCCCAATAAATCCATATATCCATCAATAGGAAGTTTAATAAACTTGTTGGCAGGAAAGTCCATAAGACTGTCCGACAAAACATCTTTACGACTAATATCTAACATTAGCTAAATCTACTTTAAATTTTTCTGCAAAAAGAGCGTGTCCCTTATTATCAGGTAATCCGCGATGATCAAATTCTACTCCAGCTTCTCGTAAGAACTGCGTAGTATCTAACTTATTTAATTCTGGAGTTAATTCTAGCCATTTTTCTTTGCTAACAGATCTTGAGGGCTTAGTTACATTGGCTTTTTTGAATTTATCCCAATGACTAATCTCTGAAACATTTGCATAGTTTATAGCTTTAAATTGTTCGCTTCTCCAAAAATAAAATAAATAAGGAATATTCATATTCTCAAGAATACTTCTTAAAGAGTATACATACTGTAAAGACCTGGTAACGTCTTGAATGGGCTCGTTGCATTTATCCGCCCACCTCGTAACCATTTCTCTATCTCCATCTTCCATTAATCCAGTGGGTTGAATTGGATAAAATTTATATTTCCCATTCAAAATAGTATTATGAGGAGGATAGCCTACCTGAATGTAAGTTCGGCGATTAATAATCTCCTGCCTTTCAGGAGGAGTCCACTCAATCACAGCAATCTCAGGCTTCTTCTGTAGAATAAAAGCCAAGGAAGTTCTAAATATTCTTTCATTAGAACTACCAAATCTTGCCATGTTTATTAGTGATTCTCCCCTAAGAGCTATCTTAAACCAAGGCAGGTGGACCCCTCCTCCGGAGAAAAAAGATCCACCATTAATTAAAATCATTTTTTAGCGACGTCGACGGCGACCAGGAAATCTAGCTCTGGGCGGACTCGTAGTCTTGCCAAATCGAGGGCCGATAGCTTTTGCACTTGCGGCATAACGAGACCCTACACCAGTAGGATTCTTCGTATTTACAAGTGTGCCTGCAGCAGCATTCATGTCGCGAGTAACACCACGCTTAAGTTGATGTTTGCGAATTTTTTGAGTATTATGTACACCAGTAGGGCCACTTAAAAAAGAACCTGTCCTAGCCATGTTATTCTCCTATAATAGAATTTTTAATTCTCTTGAGGCTAATAAACTTCCTCTGAGTTCTTAACAGATGCTCAGCAGTAGCCCTTTCTATGAACTTCAACATTGAAGTGATTTCAAACTTAGTTTGTATTTCAGCTTTTTGTGGTAGCATAAGCTACCCTCCTTTTATTTTTTATTGCCTACAGCATCCGCAGCAAAGAAAGCAGAAACTAGAACTGCGATGGAGGCAAAATATGTGGGCGCGATGTCAGCAATCAAATCTGCTGCTTTTTCGAGCCCGAATAAAGAAGTGCAAAAAATACCAAAGGGATACAACAAAAGACCAAACAAAGAAAACCATGCCATTTTACGAATAGCATCTCTTTGAGCATCTTTATCCTCTAGTTCTTTTCTCCTAAACTCCAAGTACATTTGGTGTTCTTCTGGACTTACTACTCCGTCTCCATTAGTGTCAGCAGGATGAACTTCACTCATTTACCCAACCCTCCAGGTTCTTGACATACTCTGTGATACTATGATCCGAAAAGTTGTCAATCCGGCCTTGCTTAAGACCCATCCACATTCCACGAAATTTATCTTTAACACGCTGCCAGCCAGTAAGATTTCTTACTTGGCCATATGCATTCATGTACATCAAAGTTCCGTGATGTTTAAACCCCATAAGCGCTGGAGGAACAGTGGTAACGATATCGTTATTGTTTCTCCAACGGAAATGGCGAATACCTAAGCTCTTACAATACTTATTCCATCCTACGCGAGGAGATCCATAAGTATAAAGTGCTTCTATGTTGTGCATTGAAGGATCAAGTTGGCAACGAGATGCTACGATTGTAGCCATCGCTGCTCCTAGGCTGTGTCCACAAAACCAAAGCTTTTTAACTTTGTCGCACTTTTCTAAATCTTCTTTAATCATGGGCCAGAGTTCATCTACCTCTGATTTGAATCCTTTGTGGACTCTACCAACAGTTTCTGCAAGTACAGGAATGGCTCGAAGATCTGCTTTAATATCATTAAATTCTGCGGGCTCTGTGCCTCTACACGCAATTACAATATCAGTAGCATCCTCAAACTTATAAGCCTGAGCGCCTGCCTTTTCATAAAAAGTTGCATCGTACCCTGCAAAGCGTACTAAGTTATCAGTATAAGCTGCCTCCGCAAACTTAGCAAAAAGTAAACTTTTTGCAGGTAGTTCTTGATCTAAAATCATTTTTCCTTTTTCCAGAGGGTCCATGCTCCATACCCGAGCAGACCATAGGCGGCCATCTTCGATAGCGGGCCTAAGATAATAATTACTAAACCTGCTGCAATCATCATGATTCCATCCCAGGAAGTACGCTCTTTTAGTCTGTCAAATACCCAGTTCATTTCTCCTCCAGTTTCTTGATGCGGGCATCAAGCTCAGGCCACACGTCAAATTCATGTAGCTCTTTACAAGGATGACTATTTTTCTCTAGTTCAGTCAGTCGTGCTTCAATAGCATCAATCTTGCTAGTTATTCTTGGGTACTTTTTTCTCCATGCTTCTGGATCATTTTGTAACCAAGTCCAACCCCAACGAATAACCAAATATTCTAGAGCTGCGTCAAACTTTGCAACTCCCCACGTAGCCATTTTAGTATCTTTAAACCAAAACAAAAACGCTGCTCCCGCTAAAGAGCCTCCAATGGCAGTATAAATCCAGAGAGTGTCTTCAAACATTCTATCTAGCATTACCACTTCACCTTATCTGCCCAGTATGCTGCTGACATTTTTCCTTTAGCAATGTTTCTGCGATGCCGTGCCTTGAAGCTAGCGCGCTTCTTCTTCATACGAGCTGATTCGCCTGCTTTAGGCTTGCCAGCGGTCTTTGCTCCCTGTTGTCCAAAACGAATAGTTTTAATTTTACTGCCAACTTTCGCTACGACAATATGTGACTTTTTAGGGTGCCTAGGGGTTCTTTTTGGTTTATTAAACCCAGCAACTCCTGCACGCTTTAGTCTAGGATCTTTTTTTCTAGCGGTTTTGCGTTTAGCTGCCATAATTTATCTCTCGTCAATTAAGACGCCTTGCAGAGTTGCTGCTACTGCATTACTTTGATTCTTACTGCAAACTGCGTCTGCAATAATATCGGTTTTTTCTGCAACTCTCAAAGGTACTTCCCAATCAAACTCTAGAAAAGCATTATTTAGATTTTGCACATTTTGTGTTCTAAAGAC